TAAAGTCATGACTGAATCAAAATCTGTCACGGTCAACGAGATAAGACGCGAGTTAGGCTTTGATGAGATGGAGGGAGACGGCTACAATGAGGTTCTTGTTGAGGCAAGGCTGGTGCCAGCCGATGCGCTGGGGGTGGTTAAATGACACTCGAAGAAGAAGCCAAACAGCGTGACGGGCTAGAAGAAGAAGCGGCGGCAGCGGTTATTTTGGCGTTGCTTTTGATTGACAGGCAATTGGCCGCAACACTCGGGCAAACTGTCACGCAAGCGCAAGTGGTTCAAGCCCAAGAGTACTTGTTTGCGGCTAGACTTATCGGCTGGGAGTGGATTAAAAACAACGCTTACGATGCAAAGGTTGGCCAAACTGTTTTTGACGCTAACGATGCGGCCACATGGGCGGCGGATAACGTGGCATACATGGCCGAAGGCAGCCGAAAAATAATAGAAGATGCGCTGGTCGGTTTAGATGGAAAAACAAGCGACGCGGAAAAGAAAAAAATAGCCGAAACAGTGCTAAAATCAAGACAAGACAATCGGGTCACGGCTTACGCCGACGATGCGGTCAATGGCGCGGTTGAATTGGGCAAGTACCTTGTTGTGGGCAGTTTTTTTTTAGCTAACAATGAAAAAATAAATAAAACTTGGCACAACGTTGGCGACAACAAAGTGCGCCAAACCCACATTAAAGCAGATGGCCAAACGGTTGGTTTTACAGAAAAATTTAAGGTTGGAGGTTACGAAATGCGGTTCCCCCGTGATAATATTGCGCAAGCAAAAGAGACGGCGCGGTGCCGATGCTCGGCTGTTTACTCAAAGAAATGGAGCAAGTGATGGACGCAAAAGACATCAAAATAAGCAACACTGACGCGCTTGGAAACTTTCAAAGCGCTGACAATATGGAACGGTACGTCCAACAAATCGCGCAAAGCCTAACCGAAATCATAAACAATGGCGGTGGTGGTGGTGGTGGCGGGAGAAACGTTCAGGTTGGCGCAACGACAACGTTGCCAGCAGGCGCAAATGCAACGGTGTCAGAAAGCCCACTATCGACTGAAAACACTTTGATTTTAGACTTTGGCATACCGCAAGGCATTCAAGGTATAAATGGCGATAAAGGCGACACTGGCGCGACGGGTGCTGCTGGCGCGACGGGTGCTACTGGAGCGAACGCGGCCAATCCTATTTTTACAATAGGAACGGTAACGTTAGGCGCAACAGCAAGCGTGACGTTGACTGGCACCTACCCAAATTTAACCTTAAATTTTGTTTTGGTTAAGGGCGACAAGGGCGATACTGGGGCGGCGGGCGAACCAACACCTCTGACGGCGGCACAGTTGACAGAGTTTGGCCACGGTCATTCTCGCTACGAGTGGACGGGGTCGCAAAACATAGCCAACAACGCCACGTTGAACTTTGCAAGCCTCGCTGGTTTCGCAAAAAACAACACGGTTGGCGACACCATAAATTTTACGTTGACCAGCGGTGTATTTAAAACGCCAGCATACACAAAGAAAATCAATTTTACGGCCACTATTTCGTTGACTGGTACAATTGGCGGAAGCCCAGGTACACCGCGTGAGTTTCCAATTGAGCTTAGACGCGCCGACGGTGTAACTTTGCTTAGGCGGCAAGCGGTTATTAAAGTGACAGACAACGATTTAGCAAGCCGCAACGTCGGGTTTTTGTCATTCGTAAACGGCGCGACCGACCCGTTCGTTGTCGATGGCTTTACATATTTTTTAAACAATAACAGTAGTCAATCAATTACGCTCACCAGCGTTAAAATTGATTTTTTCAAACAATAAGGAGGCGGTATGGATAAGCTAACAAAATCTTTTGACATCACGGTAAAAGATGGCGGCACATCATTTGAATGGGAGGGCTATGCCAGCCAATACGGCAACATTGATTCTGCTGGTGACGTGATTGAAGCTGGCGCATTTAGCGAACAAGTTGGAAAGACGGTCGAGGCGTTTTTTGAGCATCAAGATTCGGTCGGTAAAATCCAATTGCTTAAAGAAGACGCGCATGGCCTTGTGGTTCGCGGAAAGTTGTTTGATGACGCGGTTTTAGAAGGTACTAAAAACGCACAGCTAAACAAACGCATGCGCGAGCTGATGAAGTCGGACGACGGCTTTGGGGCGGTTAGCTATTCAATGAGCGTGGGGTTTTACGTGAAACAATCAAGAGTTGGCAAACAAGACGGGCAAAGCGTGCGATTCATTGAAAAAGGTGATTTGGTAGAGGTTTCTCTTGTTAAACGGCCAGCCAACACAGGCGCGGTTATAACAAGCACAAAAGGCTTTGATTGTATTGACTTTAGCAGCAAAGAGAATATAATTAAAGGGCTTGGAGAGATTGGCTTAAGCGGTAATCAATTAAGCCAGCTCGAAGGCTTTTTAGCTAAAAATGAAAGTGATTTAAAAGAAGCAAAGGCTTTGATTGCATTGCAACAAAGCGTTATTAACTTAATCAAAGGAGGCTTAAATGTCTGAAATCAATAACGATTTAATCAATAAACTAACTGATGTGGTTCAAAAAGCCGCAGAAGTTAGCCAAAGCCAAGGCGCTGAAACAAAAGCGCTTGTTACGAACGAACTCTCGGCCATTTTAAAGAGCCAAGACGCTCACGCCAAAGAATTGGCGGCGCTTAAGGCTTCGAACGACCATTTAGAGTCCCTTTTTGCCAAAAATGGCGCGGTAAATACAACCGCCACCCTAGACAAAAAAGCGTTTTTTAAGCACGTCGACTCGCTTTTAGCCAAAGCTGACAAAAACGTTAACCTTGACATCGGCGAACTTGTATCTAAAACGCAGTCGGCCAGCGACAGCCACATGGGCGGCGCATTTTTGCCACAAGCAAACGCGAACGGAATTTTTGCAACTTACATGAAAGACTTCTCGCCGATCATGAATGAGTGCAACATTGTTACACTTGCGCGTGGCTCAAACGGTTCTAAATTTGCGTTAAAAGAAGTGAAATTTGGCGCAAAATTTGCGGGCGAAAAAGAGGCTGGCGGTAAAACAGAAGTAAATACCCGTTCGATTGACATCAATGTTAATCGCATCACCACAGAAAACCAAACGACAATTGAGCTTTTGTTGGGGCAGAACCTAATCACAGAGCAAAGCTTGATTGCTGATTTGTATTCTGACCTTTCATACGAGGCGCAATATCAAATCTTGCGCGGTGATGGTATCGGTAAGCCAGCTGGCTTATTGAACGAGCAGTTTTTAAGCGATACGGCGTGGGTGTCACAAGGCCAAACTGGCATTGCAAGTTCTGTCACGTGGACTGACTTAATCAATGTTAAGCGTCAGTTCGGTTATTCAAAATATCGCAACGGTGGCAAGTACTATTTGTCGTATGACGTTTTAGCTGACTTATTGACGCAAGTTGATAATGAAGGCCGACCATTGTATAACGCTACGACTGACACTATCATGGGCTCAAAATACGTCATTCTTGATGAAATGGACTCGTTGTTGTCGCCAACGACTTTGCCTGTGATTTATGGTGACATGAAACGCGCGTATACCGTGGTTGTTGGAGCAGAATTGCCAGTATCAGTCGATACATTTACACAAGCGAACCGTGGCCTTGTTAACATGGTCGCGCACTTGATGGTTGGCGGCCATACCGTTGACCAAGAAGCAATTCGCGCAATTAAAGGAGCTTGATATGATTAAGAAAAACTTATGCAACCAGTTAAAAGCAACGTTTGTCGCTAAAGAAACGCCACACGCTTTTGACGTGAACGAAACGCGCGACGCTTTTTTAAACTTTAACGCCGTGGCCGCATTAACGGCGGTTACCGTTAGCGAGAAAAAAGGAGCTGGCACCGCAACGGTCGTACCAGTCGAACGCTTAGTATTTAATCCAGCTGACATTAAAGCTGGCCGCGTCGTTGTTAATTCTTTGCTTAACAGCTTTACAGTAACGATTGGTTCTTGCGTAAATGTTGGTTATTACACCAGCGCACAGCACGATCAAATCCAAGCAAGCGAGGATTTCACATTGTTTGTTGACGGTTATCGTGATTACAACCATTAACACCTAACAAAAACAGGCTGGCCGCAAGGTTGGCCTGTTTGATTGGAGCTAAAATGAAATACAAAGTACTAAAATCGCATAACGCGAAGGTCGATGGCAAAATTGTTTGGCGCCATGTCGGTGACATTTTTGAAGCTGAAAAAATCAACACCATTTTAATCAATTTAAAAGCAGTTGAATTGGTTACGGAGGCGACAGAGGTTGCGCCAACCAAGCCCAAAAAAGGGGGATAAAATGGCGTATCGTTTAAAAACAGAAGGCGCTCACGATTATGATTACACGGCGCTCCTTTTGCCTCTTGTTAAAGCAAAGTTGCGCATTTTGAGTACAAATGATGACGTTTACTTGACCAGCATCATCAAAACGTCAATTGCATTGTGTGAAAAATGGAGCAACACTGTAATCGCTGGCCGTTCTTTCGTTTATGAATATTCGGCCATACAGCCGTCAGAAATAAACAACGACAACATGGTTCTGCCAGTCACAAAAACGCCAGTTGTTGATGGGTTTGCCGCGTGTTCACTTAAGCTTAAAGATGGCGACGATTACGTTGTGACTGGTCGCTTAGAACGCTTGCAACAATTCGCTGAATACGTGTTGAGCGATGTTGAGCTTATTGATACGAATGACGTGGCTGATTCAACGTATCCAGTCACGCTAGAGTACAAGGCAGGTTATTATTATGACGCTGAAATTGAAGCGTGGGCTGCGCCAATCTTAATACAGCAAGCGGTTGTCGATATGGCTGTTTATATGTATGAGAACCCGACAGACTGCGGCGCTTGCGGTTGCGGAAACGGTCAGAAAAGCTATGGCATAACCCTGCCGCCCAACGCGTCAAGCGCCATGTCGGCGTATAAAGTCGAGGTATACAATGGCTCGATGTACTTTTAAAGCAATAAAAAGAGAGAAGCTTTGCTTGGCCGATTTAAAGTTTATGGCTATGATTAAAGAGCGAATAATCACGCCAACGCACCCCGATATGGTTGGCATTAAGCCTGTTTATAATGCCGAGACTGTGCTTGAAACAGTGTATTGCTCCTTAGAGGCAAAGAAGCCAAGCTTAAATGCTGGCGACACGGTGACAGCCGATGCAATCACGCACTTAATCCACTTCAAACGCAACTATATATCTGTTTCAATTGACATAAAGAAGCATTTAGTAGAGGTAAATGGCGATAATTACAGGGTTTTTGGCGTGTTTGATGATGCTAATAATGATTTTCTGACCTTGCATTGTGGATTTGTTGGCAAGAAAGAAATAGGGGCGAACCAATGATAAAAATCACACAATCAAAAAATAGCCGTGCATCAGAGCAGGTTGGCCGCATGATAAAAGACGCTCACACAAACCACGGCAAGCACCTTGTCAACACAATCAAGCGTGACCTTACAACTGGCTCGCGTTCTGGGCGAATTTACCGCATCAACGGGCAAGACCACCAAGCATCCGCCGCTGGTGAAGCGCCTGCTAAAATCACAGGCACGTTGGCCGCAAGCGTGCAAAGCAGGCTCAACCAGCGAGATTTAATAATTGGCGAGGGCGCAAGTTATGCGCGGTATTTGGAGCTTGGGACGCGTAAAATGGCGGCACGACCTCACATTTCGCCAGCGATTGAAAAGAGTTGGCCGCAACTCGAAAAACAATACAGGAAGGTTGGCTTTAAATGATTACACCTTACGATTTGCATAAACATTTAAACGTTTACTTGCCGTTTGTCAGTGATATTTTTGCGATAAAATCGGCGGTTACGGGTGGTATAATCAATGGCCAACGACAGGCCGTTTTAAGTGTTGCAAGCCCTGAATTGTTTGCGGTTGGGTATTCTTACCACCTGCCAAACGTAAGCCAAATAAACCCTTGCTTATCGTGCGAGATTTTGGGCGGTGGCACGTATAATTTGACGTTTGAGAATGGGCACAATCTAATCACGCCCCAGTTGCAAAATGACGACAAAACGGTGATTTTGCAGGGTAACTGGGCAAGCGCTGAAATTGTCGAGGTTGTTAATCGTTACACGGTGACCGTCAAATCCACAAGCGGTGATTTGTTTGTTGGCAGCCAATTGTGGGCTTTAGATAGCGAGACGGCATGGTGTAATTGTTCAAGCATTGACGGTGCCGTGGTTACTTTTGACTTGGGCGATGGGTACGTTTACCCTTGCGAATTACAAATAAACGATGTGATAGCTGGGCAAAACGTTTACATTGTCGATACCCCAGAAAGAGTGGCGCGTGTTTATCATGACAATGCGCTAAACAACAACCCGTACTCATTATTTATTGTTTTTGACAAGCGCGAGACAATCGCAAGTAAAGATTCAGAAGCTGGCACGATCACAGCCGCGCACGGCAAAAGCTACAAAGAGATGAAGGTAAAAACTGACATTGATTTGTTTGTCGTTTGGCAACAAAACAAGGCCGATGAAGCGCATATAATCGCCGCGAACGAGGCATCAGATATGGTTTATAATGTATTAAATGCGTGCTTGTTCGGGTTAAATGTTGGCAATGACGGAATGCAAGTGGTGCCAACGACTAGCGGATATGCGAAGTCGGCAGATTTTGACAATTATATTCACCAATTTAGCTATCAAGCACTTGATACGATTGATATTGTTAGCGGTGGACTGTACAATGACAAGCGAGTTGCTGTTGAGCGACTTATGACTTTAAATCTTAATATCGACGCGAGAACAAGCTGGACTGGCAACAAAGCGCCGAAACTTCTGGAGGTTAAACAAGATTATGGGAATATTTAAGAATTTTTCGCCAGCTGTTAACTTAGCTTGCGGCCTAAAAGGTTGTAAAATAAGCGTAAAAGTTGGCGATGACGAGCTACCAGTTGACGGCGATTTGCGACAGTTAGCAAAGCAAGGGCTGTTAATTGCAGAGCAAAGGGCGGTTGAGCAAATGGTAGATTTTACAGTAGACAAACTTCACTCAAAAAGGAAAAAACATGGCAACGATTAACGAGCCAGTTGTAGATGTAAGGCTAATCCCAGTGCCTACTGGCGTAAAACTTTCACCGCGTCGCGCCCTATTGGTGGCCACCTTACCACCAACAAAGTCGGCATTATTCGGCGCGGCCAACTTTAAGTTTTTGCAAGACTCTCAAGCCTTGAGTTTTGAGCAAAAAACAAAAAAAGAATTGGCAGATTTGTTAGGCACAGGCCGCGCTTTTCACACGATGCAACAAGCTATCGCAGGTTCTGCTAAACAGTACCCAATCGATATTTTATTGCTAAAAAATGAGGCGGCAACCGATACAACGACCATCACGTTTGGCGCAACGGCAGCGAATGATGGCACTTTGACTTTGTCGGTTTTTGATGCGTTTCAGTTCACGTTTAAAATTGATTTCAAAGCTGGCGACACAAAGGCATCAGTCACGGCTAAAATCATAAACCAGCTTGCTTCTAAAGAGAATGCGCCGTTTACTTTTACATCAAGCGTGGGCGATTTAACCATCACTTGGCTGGACGGATTTAACTCAAAATCCACGCCAATCCACATTAAGTGTTTGGATTCTGGGCTTGCTCCCGTGGTTGAGAACGTAAGCAACACAACACCAACCCAGCCAACCGTTAGCTTTTTCGATGTTGTCGGTGACCAGCGCTATACCACGATTTTGTGGCCTGATTATTACGCCGATTCAATCCAAACCATATTATTGCCGTATTTGTCAAAACGGTTAAACGTTTACAACAACATTTTGGACGGCATCGGTTACTGTACTTTGACCGATACCGCCGTAAATATGCTGACTTTTACAGAAACGTTTAATGGCGAAGGCGTTGTAATTTCTGCGCATAATTTGATTGACGGATTGTTTGATGCGTCAATGGGTGCGGCTGATACGCAGTGCCCTGACATGTTAATGGCTTTTAGCGCGACGGCAATTGACCGCACGGCTGTTTCTGGAGCGGATTTAACCGACATTGCGAGTGGCGCAAGTGGCTTAAGCGATTACACTGGCGGAGAGTCTTTGGCAAGTTTGCCTTATCACAACATACCAATCGCGAACAGCTTACCAAATAACCCTTCTTGGTATTTTTCGCTTGAAGTGCAAAAAACCTTAAAAGACAACAACCTTTCAACGATTGGCGTGAACCGTGCGGGCAACACAAATGTTGTCGGGCGTTTTCAAACTCAATCTAAGACGGACGCAAGTGGAAACATTAACACCACCTGGAAACCACTTGAGCATATTCGAACCAGCTCGATGGTTCGTGAGTACTTTGACAATGCTTTACGTACTGAAATGTCTAAAAAGCGCATGGTGGATGACGGTGATTTAATTGAAGGTCGTTCAATGACCAGCAAAGCGCTTGTTGAAGTATTTTTAAGCGACATTTACCAAGAAATCGCAAAAGAAGCGCTTGTTACATCTGGCGCGGACGCTTTGAAGGCTTTCCAGAAGAGTCTTGAAGTTGAAATTGACGCAAACAATCAGGCTATTAACGTTAATTGCGTTGTGGAAATTGTGACCCATGTCAGTCAAATAACGATGAACCTAGCAGTAACAACCAACTACAACAACGTGAGGGCATAATCATGGCAACTTTAAAAGATATTGACAGTATCTATGTGAATGGGAAAAACATACCAATCGTGGCGGGAACGTTAACTTATTCTTACGATTTTGGCAAATCCAAGTCACAGCCGATTACTATGAATGGCCAAAACCGCGTGATTCAGTACCGTGCGGACGAGGAAAATATGCAGGAAGTTAAGTTTGAAGTGCCTGCTTATGTCGATGGCGTGGACATTTTAGAAATGTTGCGACAAACAACCGAGGGACGCTTGACCAGCAATATCACGATTAAAAACGAGTTGACTGGAAAGACTTTAAACTTTCGCGACTGTTCTTTCTCTGAAAATCCTGAATTTAATACGACCGATAAAAAAGCAGCTATTGCATTTAGCGGAAAGGAAATTGTATGACTGAAATAAACATTGATTTAAAAACCCCGTTTACAGTTGGAGAAGAAACTGTCGATTCTGTCGTGCTGGTTGCGCCTAAACAATCTTCTCGCAATTTGATGGCCATCATGGCGTTTAAGGGTTACGTTGAAAGCGCTAACAACATTGCGTCAGTCAAAGCGCAAGGAATGTTTAAGCCAGCCGATGTTACACGTGAAACATCGGTTGAAGTGGAAACGGTCGTACAGTCACCAGAAGATTTGGCTAAACAATTCCTTTTGATTTTGAGTTTAAACAATTCTGATTATGCCGTTGAATTGTTTACAAAATTCAAAGAATTTGTCAAAAAAGTGCCTGACTCAGTCCAATTTAACGGCCAGCCTTTGACGGATTTACACTGGGATTCGATGGATTTTAACGATTTACTTTTAGTTTCAGGGGCTTACGCTTCAAATTTTATGAAGAGCTAGTCATTTACAACGAGCGTCACAAATTGGCCTTGTCGTTATCCACCATTTCCGATGGTCAAGTTGGGTACGGCGAGGCCAAACTCATGACAGCGGCAGAATTGACTAGCTCAATCAGGTATTACGAGCGCATAAATCGCGCCAAGAAAAACGACAAAAATTTAACAATATCAGAACTTTGGGAGGGCTTGTAATGTCCAGCAGTCTAAATATTGCATACACAATCAGCGCGATTGACAAGCTGTCGCCAGCTTTGAAAAAGATAGAGCAGCAGGTGGCTAAGTTATCAAAAAACTTGCAAAACTTAAACAAGCCAATTGCCGTGCAAGTCAACACAAAAGGCGCACAAAGTGCAATTGCCAAGCTAAAAAATCAGGGTGGCATCATTAACATGAAAGTGGCCGCCGACACCAGCGCCGCTGAATCGGCAATCGCAAGCCTGAAAAAAGATTTGAACGCTACCATGACGGTAGGCGCAAAAAACACGGGCGGCATATCATCCATTGGCCTTGGTGGCGCTGGCCGTGCTGGTATGACAGCTGGGCTTACGGGCGGCGCGATGTCGGCGGCTGGTTTGGGCGTTGCGGCGGCAGGCGCGGCGGCTGTCGCTGGCATATCGGCCTCTGTCGTACAATTCGCAGAGCTTGAAACGGCACAGTTAGCGCTGTCAAAGGGGTTAAACAAGAGTATGGGAGAAATAGGGGCGTATACCAGCGAGATGGCTAAATTATCGGCGGAGGTTGGTTTAAACCAAACTGAAGTCACGTCGATGGCGGTGGCATACGCTAAGGCCGATTCAACTTTAAACCCTGCGCAATTGAAAGAATTAACAAAGTTAACCATTGCCTCTAGCAAAGCTTGGGATATTAACAGTGAATCTGTCCTTGATTCGTTCCAGTTATTGCAAGCAATATATGGCCTTGATTCTAAAGGATTGACGGAAATGGCCAACAAAATTGACATGCTGGGTGATAATTTTGGCGTGTTAAATGAACAATATTTAAATGACTTCATCTCTCAAGGCGGCGCAGTGGCAAAGTCATTGGGGCTGAATGAAGACCAGATGCTTGCGTGGGCAAGTACGGCTGGCGAGATGAAGGTTCAAGCTGGAGAGGCTGCCAACGCATTAAAAATTATCGGCGGCAACATCAATGCTGGCGACGCTGACGAGGCTATTAAGTCGCTTGGTTTAAACCTTGCCGAAATCCAAAAAATGCCAATTGCTGAAAAAATGCAGAAAATATTGCAGGCACTCGGTAACTACGATGGCGCGGACAAGGGCGAGCTTGCCAAGATGATAGCTGGCGGAAACTATGACGATGTACTTGTTCGAATGTCAACATCCAATGAAGTTTTTGCCAAATCTTTGCAGTTAACAAGCGACAAGGCGGCGATAGCGGGTCGCGTCACAAAAGCTTTATCGCTCGAAGCACAAACGTTGTCGGGCAGGTACAATCGCGCAATGGCGAGCGTGACAAACTTTGGCGCGTCAATAGGCGACATGATTAACCAAACCCTGTTCGGCAAAGAAGTCACGGCACAGTTTGATGCGTCAATTGCCAACTTAAGCGTGGCTTTTGGTGGTGCTGGCAATGACATAAAATTCATGGAAGTAGCCGTTTTTGGGCTTGCTTTTGCCTTCGATACGGTCGCTTTGGGGATAGGCTTAGTTATTGATGCAGTGTCGATTCTTGGCGTGGTATTAAAAGGCGTTGTGGACGCGATGTCTTACTTGGCCAGTGGCGAATTTAAGCTTGCATTGGCCGCAGTTGGTGAGGCTGGCTCAAAAACAAGCGAGATTGTGTTTAATCGAGTTGAGGCACAACGGGTTCAGGGCAAAGAGTTAGAAGACAAGTGGGCGGCAATTCAAGGCGGCCAACGTGCAATGCGCGATCGTGATGGCAAAATAATGCAAACGGAAACCGCGACGGGTGTTAAAATCTTTACAAAACCACCAGCAACGGCGGCGGCTGGGCAAACGACAGGCGCGGCGGCAAAACCAGCCAACCCAGCCGAGGCGCAAAACGCACAATTAACCAACCAAAGTGCCGTTATTAACCAACAAACCAGCCTTAAAAATCAAGAAGTTGCGGCCAAGCAGGCAGAGGTTGCGCAATTGACTAATCAGTCGGCTATTTTGCAAAACCAAGCCACGACAAGCTTTATGGCAGGCGTTGAGCGATTTAATCAAGTTGCAAACAGCATAAACCTGTCGCAAACCGTCGCGGCTGGCGGCACTGGAAACCAAGGGAGATAAAATGAGTAGGCTTTTAGACGCGAGTTTCAAGGGCGTGAAATTCTTTGTTGACGGTAACGAGGGCTTGCAAAAATTTGGGCGTAACCTTGTCGTAACAGAGTACCCAAACTCAAAGGAGCAATATGCCGAAGACACGGGCGGCTTTGCCGATTCTTTTGAGATTGACATCTTCTTTGTTGGCGAATTTGCCTATGAGGATTTTGAGGCATTTCGCAACGCGGCCAACGAGGAAGGCTTTGGCGATTTAATCTTGCCGATGCAGGGTGAGTTTAATGTCAAATGCGGCCAATGCGTCCCGATTATTCAGCCAAATAAAACAAGCCAATACATTCAAGTATCCTGCTCGTTTTTCACGAGTAGAAATGACGCAGGCTTTGTCGATGCGCCGCTGGACGTTCAGTCGGTTCTTTCGTTTGCGTCTGAATTTCGTAAAGAGTTGGCCGCGTTTTTTAATAGTAGCTTTTTTGTTGCGGTAAACGATGCGTTATCAACAATTGCGGCGATTACCGACATCGAAAGTATGATGCACGATTTAAAATACATTTTAAAACAAACGTCTTCGCCCATGACTGATGCCTTTCAAAAGATTGAACAAATCGAGCAGAACATTGATTACATACTCGATACGAACTCAATCGGCAATGAAATAAGTGAGCTTTTTGAGGTAATCAGTAACGGTTACGTAACATTTGAAACGCAAGAGTCGGTATCATATTTTGCCGATGCTGGCAGCGTTTACGAGTCAAATTTATCGACACAAATCACTAACCAATCGAGTGCAATTGGTGGGCAGGCTTACTGGCCAAGCGATACTCAAACGCGCATAAATCGCAACGCAACGCGCGAATTACTGGCGTCATTTTATCAAGTCAACACTTTGACGCTTGCTTATGAAATGTACCCATCGACCCAGCTTAATACCGACATTCAATCGGTTGAATTAAAAAACAAGTTGGAGCAAAATTTTGATAAGCTTTTTTTTGGAGTCGAGAATGATGCGAATGGCTTGCCGATTGCTGACGCTGTTGAAGTGCCTGATTTTTTGCTTAGCAAAGTTGTTTTTGACGGTTTTAATGCGGTGAGGTTGGCCGCATTTCAAGCGCAAGAAGCGAGCAAAAGTGTTAAGTATAAAGTGGAACAAATCGATACTAAACAAAGCCTGTTCGCCGATATTTTGGGCTTTACTTACGCAGGCCTTGCAGATAACATTAAAAATGAAGCAGGATTGATTGATGTGGCCGAGGCATTGCGCAAGCAGAACCGACGCGCAACGTACCTTGTCGGCGGCAAGCTTGAAACTTTAAGGAGGTTGTGATGTTTACCATTTCAATAAACAACAAGCCCGAGTCTAACTGGACAAAGCTGGATTTTTCGCGCTCAATCGATGAGAACGTGGGCACGTTTAGCATATCAGGCACGTTGGCCGCAAAGGACAGCAAAATTCAAGCCAACGATTTTGTGAGCATATTTTTTAAAAACCAAATTGTCATGACTGGGGTGATTGATAGGATAAGCATCAGGGGCGGCCGTGATGGAACTGAAATCACATACAGCGGTCGTGATGTGGTATGTGATGCTGTCGACAGTTGTGTGCCTGACAAGCTGAAAAACATCAAGGGAGAAATTACGCTGAAAAATTACGCTGAAAAATTGATAAGCGGCCTTGGCTTGACAAACAAGGTTATCGATACCACCAAAGACGGCGCTGGTTCTAAACCAGTTAAGCAACAAAAAGCAATCGAGGGCGGCGAAAAAGCGCTTGAGGCCATCACAAAAATGGCGGCAAAATTGCAACTTTGGATTGTCGCTGATGAAAAATCTGATTTGTTGATCATGAGAGCTGGCGAGTTGGATTTAGGCACAAAGTATTGTTACCTAAAAAACGGGGCTGGCTTAAATAACATTCTTGACGCGGAGCTGGAAATAGACACGGCAGAGATATTCAACAAAGTCAAGGTTCGCGGCAAGGGTTCGGTCGCGTTTGACATAAACGCAAGCAACGATAACATTACTGACTTATCGGGCTATAATTATGACGAAATGGCGCGGCCAACCCGATATTTAGAGGTAAAAACAAACGACACCATGACGCTTGAGCAGATAAAACAGCGTGCGCAAGACGAAATCAATTACCGCAAAGCAAAAAGCGTACAATACCGCATCAGCACCAATTTTTTTCACACAAAAAGCGGTGGATTTATCAAAGTCGGTGGTGTTGTCGACGTTGACGATGAGATAAGATGGGTGAGCGGTAAAATGATCGTTCGCTCGTTTACAACAAGTTACAGCAGAAACGATGGCACGAAATGCGACTTGATGCTTGCGCCGATTGAGGCTTATCAAATCGTTGACTTAGACGAAAAACAGTACAAAACAAGCAAAACCAGCAAGCATATTAAAAAATCTGATAAAAAATTCAAGGAGTCTTAAATGATAAACATTGCAACAGTCACGGCATCAAAACAAAGCGGTGACCAAAACAGTGAACTTGCGCGTGATGGCCAAGAAGGCGTGGCCACACAAGTGCTGGCACACACAGGCACGGCATACCGTCCAAACAGCGGCGACTTGGTGGTAACTATGCCGATAGAGGGCAATTCTGGCAATTCTTTCTGTATTTCGATTGAAAAAAACGGCGCAAAAGTCACGTTGCAAGAGGGTGAAATAGCTGTCGGGCACTTTGCAAGTGGTGCCTATGCTGTTTTTAGGAATGACGGCACGATTGAAAGCTTTGGCACGGTAAAGCACACGGGCAACGTGACAATCACGGGCAATTTAACGGTGACTGGCAACACCGCAACAAGCGGCACGGCAACGGTTACTGGCCAATTAACAAGTGCATCAGCCGTCATCGGTGGTAAGCCATTCGCAACACATACGCACCCGAATCCCGAGGGCGGCAATACTGGGGGGGTCAATTAATGCAAGATTTAAAAAAGATAATGGACAGCAACGGGCTGTTTGTTTATGCTAGCAAAAATGGCGATTTAGACACGGTCGAGGGGTTAGAGGAGGCGGTTAAAGTAAGCCTATTCACCGATTCAAGGCTAGAGGATTCAACTGTTAAAGACCCTTTTAGGCGTGGTGGCTGGGTTGGTGATATTTTGAACAACGACAAGCGTCAACTGGGCGGCAAGACGTACTTAGCTGAGCGCGCAAGGGTTGAACAAAACACGCTAAACAATGCAAAAGAATGGGCGAGAAAATCGCTTGATTGGCTTGTGAAAGATGGTGTTTGCCGCAACGTGATTGTTAATGTTTCTTTTTATAAACAACGCAATTTGACGTATAATATAAGCATAGTTGGCCGCGATGGCGCAAAATACGATTATGTATACCTTTGGGATAAAACTTATGGCTTTGAGAACACTCAAAATAACAACTCTTGAGCAAAACGGGCTTGCAAGGCTGAAAGAGCTTGAGCCTTCAATTGACACGACGGTTTACGGGTCAGTGGTCACTAATCTGATTCGGTCGCTTGCTATCACAGCATTCCCAGTGACTTTTTTGGCGCGTGACGTTTTAGACGATGCGTTTCCACAAACGGCACAAGGCGAGGCGCTGGACAACATCGGCCGCGACAGTGGCGTTGAGCGCAAGCTTGCAAGCCAATCAAGTGGGCAAGCCTTGCTTATCGGTTCGGTTGGCCAATTCATTGACGCTGGCGCTGAATACAGTACTGGCGCGGTCGATGTTTACACAGAATCACCCATAACGCTTGACAATGTTACTTACAACGTCACCAACGTGGCCACGGCGAACGGGATTTTAACTGTCACGTTCGGCACAATTCACGGCCTTGCGAAAGGCGTTAAAGTCACACTATCAGGGCTTGTAAATTCGGCGCTTAACGGCCAAAATGAAGTAACGGGCATTGTTTCAAGCACCGCCGTCACGTTTAAAACCACGTCGCAGCTGGCTTTTAGCGGTGTAAGTGGCGGTACTGCCAGCCTTATCGGCGGCCTTGTTGGCATTAAGTCGATTGGTTCGGGTATCTCTCAAAATGTTATTAGCGACATCAAGCTAAGCGGCGACAATGAGGCTTATGTCACTTACAACGGCTTGACGGGCGCAAGTGACGCAGAAAGTGATGACGCTTATCGCCAGCGCATCATTGACGCGCGAAACATTTTGGACGGGGTATTTACTGCGCCACAAGTTCGCAATGCCTGCTTGTCAATCGAAGGCAACACACGGGCATGGGTTGTTTCGCCAGAATACCTTGTTTTTGGTGGGGTTGAAGGGCAAGCAGGGTACAAGCCACAGCCTGGTCAGGTTGTTTGTTACGTCATTCGAGACAATGACGTAAACCCAATACCAAGCCAAACGGTGCTGAACGCCACCAAACAAGCCGTGATTGATTTGGGTAAAATGCCCGTCCACACTGTACCAGATGATATTTTTGTTTTTGCGCCCAATTTGGAGGCCGTAAATATTGAAGTTGGCGCACTCGAGCCAAACGTTGCAAGCCTAAAAATTGCCATTGAAAATGAGTTAAAGGCTTTTATCAATGATTATTTAGATTTAGGGCAATCGTTGACAAACAACCAAATTATAAGTGTGATTCAGTCGACGGTTGACGCACAAGGCAACACGCCAAAAACATTCGTGCTTTTAAGTGCGCCGTTAATCATTGGTTCAAGCGGTCTTGTGACGTTCGGGGGTGTGACATGGAGCTGACTTATTCGCCGCTTGGGTTTCCAGAATCTGATGGCGTACCAATCGGCGCTGGCGGGGTGTTACTAAGCGGCACAGAATTTTTATACAAGCCAAGCCTTGCCGAGGTCGAAACTTGCGCAAAGATATTTAGCCTTTCTTTGCCAAAAGGCCGATATTGGGAAGCTCACGGGGTGGCTGGTACACCTGACAACGCCCTTGCGATGGCCGTCGGTGAACAGCTTGCCGTTATTTTTGCTTATTTTTATTACTTGCGAAAAGAGTTAAGCATTGATACCACTGTTGACTTAATCACGAATTGGGAGGAATCGGTGGGCTTGCCTGACGCGTGTACGCTTAACACTTCCAACGATTTAGAAACGCGGCGTAAAATCGTTAAGCTTTTTTTAAGCAGAAAAACGTTTGTTACAGTTGAAGATTTTGAAAATTTAGTACTTGATTTAACTGGTTTTAATGTTAAGATAGTGCCACGTCGAAGTTCGGACAGCTTGTATAATATTGGGCTTGACATCGCAGGTTTTGACTTTGCATTTTTTACAACTCTCGAGGCCAACCGCTTTACTTTTGACGTGATTGTCGATTATTCTTTGAACAACGCATCAACCATCGGGGCGGCTTTGTTAGACCAAGCGTTGCTTGACGATTACGTTACACCGCCGACTGTTATTGAATGCTTAATTAACAGAATTAAGCCAGTCAATTCGGTCGCAATTTATACATACGACACAGATTTATACAATTCGATTCAATAAAAAAGGAGCTAAAAATGAAATTATTTGGAACGGGAAACACGCCTTTTCAGCCTGCAAACCCAGCTTTGGATATTCCAGATGGAGACCCACGCGAGCTAACAACCGTCACGAATCAATCATTAAATAACCTTTACGGAGAGTTAAAACTTGCGATAGAGCGCAGCGGTCAAATCCTAACAGACGTAAACGGGACAAGTCCTAACCTAGGGCAACTTTGGAACGCAATATCATCTGCGAGATACAAATCAGTGGGGACGTCGACGGCTGGGCAAACAACAACAACTGGTCAAATTGTCACCAACAATTTAAATTTTACTGCTCATTGCGATGGTTTTGTGATTTTGAATGCTATCCTGAATGTTACTAAAGAATCAGCAGGCCGATATACCAATGCGGTGTTTGTGAACGGTTCTAACGTTGTAAGCCTTGGCGAAGCAGGGACAACTGTCGTCCAGTTTTGTGTTGCTTGCACGAAAGGTACGAGCTACGCTTTTCAGCAAAAAGTAACGGTAACCACAGGCGGCACGGCTTCATTAGTTACTCTTTTTTCTTATTCATTCTTTGCTGGTTCAATTTAATCAAGGACATAAAATGTTTACATTAACTTACGACAAAACGGGCAAAATAATTGCCAAATCACACTACAGCGAGCATCAAAGCACGTTGCCAAGCGACCAAATTGAATGCACACAAGAGCAGTTTTTAAATTGTCAAAATTATCAAATTGTTGACGGTAAAATTGTTCAAATTGCAAGCGACGTTATTTTGGCTACACTCAAAGCCGACTTGTGCGCAAAAATCGACGCGCGAGCGGTTGAAGTTGGTGATTCAACAGTGAAAAGCAGCGTGTACTTGTCGAGCGAATACCAACGCAACGCAAGCGATGCGCAAGCGTGGAAGGACGCTGGATATACGGGAGAGCCGCCCTTATCAGTAAAAACTGGCGCGGAATCTCACGGATTGACATATCAAGAGGAGGCTGAATTGATTTTGCGCGAATCCGCAATGGCTGAAGGTTTTATCGAGACCTTGCGGACGTGGCGCATGACGGCAAAGGGCTTAAATGGGATTCAGGGCGCAGTAACGGTCGAAGCGGCGCAGGCGGTGTTTGATGCGGCGATTTTTGACTTAGAAAAAGCAATCGGCAGAGGTAAATAACATGGGGCTATTTTCACCCAGTTCAAAATCCGAAGTAATTCTGTTTGATTTTAGCGAGGGCTGGGTGTTGGCCTTGTCAACTGACGAAAAAAAGGCTTTTGTTGTTGACCGACCGTACTATGTGACGGCAATTTACCAAGGCCGCGCCCATAATTTAACGGTGCCGTCAGGATTTTTGACGGACTTGGCAAGTGTGCCGCGCGTTGCGACAATATTCATTCCTCAGTTTGGGCGACATAGCCCAGCGGCTGTTT